GTAGAAAAAATGTTCGAGAGCGTCCCGACAATCCCTATGTTAAATACATATTTGTCGGAGTTGCAAGAAAAAGCAGTCGGATATGAATATTCTAAAGATGAGCAAATCATCGGCACGTGGGTTGATGGTCGTAACTTATACCGAAAAGTTATTATGGTAGGCAATATCAAACCGAATGCGACAGAAACTACTATGCCTCATGGAGTGGAAAATATCGATCGTGTGATACATCTATATGGATCGGCGCGAAACACTAATCTTGATAGTCGTTTTACTGTCGGCCTGCCTTATCCTGAAGTCAGAGATGGGAACATTACAATGTCGTTGCAAGCAAACAACGAAAAAATAATGATTTATACGAGCCAGACATCAACACCATATTCTGCGATCGTAGTTATGGAGTATATAAAAATATCCGACTAAAATCGCTAAAAAGATTAATCACATTCCCACTCCGCATCGATAAAAAGATAACTGTTTGTTGCTTTTGGTATGCAGATAAACAGATTGCCATTTGTTTTCACCATAGCTGTGCATGCGGCCGGATTTTTATATGACCCATCTGACGCTGTCACATTTATAACAGTATTGTTTAACGGTCGATATTGTGACGGTATCGTAAAAACATTGTCGTACACATTATTCGCGACTATTGTGGCAGTTGTATAAATTTCCATATTTAGGTGTATCGTTTTACCGATTTTATACGAGTTGTTTGCTATGGCTTTCCACACTTCTGCTCTTACGCCCAGATCCGTGGGCGTGAGCGTCTTTTTATCATGGTGAGCCTGTAATTGTAACAAATATGTATTTAACATAGGGATTGTCGGGACGCTCTCGAACATTTTTTCTACTTTTGTGATGCTTAACCCTTTAATTACCACTCGATAGAGCGGCATTTCCCTGATTTTTCCCGATTCGTAGAGGTTGTTTTGTGTCAGCGTCGGATCCGTTGCCGACCCGGTTGTGGATGCGCCCTGTTTGACCTCTAATGTGTAGGTGTCGATGCCACCTGTTCCCGTAGTGATGAATTTTGCTATGATGATGTCGTTTCGGTTTCTGCCGGATTGCCCGTTGACAATCTCACAGTCAATATAATCTCCGTACGGGATGCGGGCAAAATGTCCGCCTACTACGATAACTCCGTCTTTTACTCGTACTTTGTTGTTACTGATCACCTGACTTTCACATTGCTGGCCGATCATCATGACCCCATCTGATCCGACAATGCTCTGATAAATCGCTGCGTCGTCTTCCGCGTAAATATGTGCCTCCGCCGCTGGGTCGGTATTGATTGTAATTCCTTTCAGTTCTCCCATCTAGTCATCTCCTTTTACTTTATATTCTGTTGTTGTTTTTCCGTTTTTTGTTTTTATGATTTTTCTAACGATCGGCTTTTGTAGTCTCGTTCCTGTAATTTCTTCATATCCGCCGACGATGTCGCCGATTTCCAAGTCGATCCCTTCTACGTTTACGTCGATGCTTTTATAGTTTTGCAGCTCTTTTAGACGCTTTGCTCCATCCTCTTCCAGCTTTTCTTTGTCTGCGCTCGAAAACTCATAAACCGCTTCATTTTCTTCAAGTCCAGTGTAATACGGGGTCTTTCCGATGCTCCCGTCCTTTTGGACGTATAAATGCAGAATGATCCTTTCTTCGTTTTGTCCTTTTCCGGCACAGATTAAGTGATTCACGCCACCTCTGTAATCTTTTACGGTAAACTGCACCTCTCCATCTTGCGAGTATTCCAGCGTTTCCGAATAGTTTTTGATCTGTACGGCTCTGACGGAAACGTATCCATAATCAAGGTTTTCCGGCTCAATATAGTTGATCTGCAGGCGATATCCTTGAGCGTTTAACATTTTATCGACTGCATCATATAACGTGACGTATCGGTCGATCTGCCAACCTGTGACGGTGATCCCTGCCTTTTCTTCCGGCACAAAAAAAAGACCGTCGAATCGGTCTTTGATAAGTTCTCTCAAGATATCGTTTAAATCTCCGCTTACTGTCAGGTGATCCTCTCCCTCCGGCGGTTCTATGATTTTTCGCTTTAGCAATCCTCTCCACGTTGTGCCGCACCACACAATTTCTTCTGTTTTGGTCATTACTTCAAGACTGTTTAGGATTCCGCCGTATTCTGTTCCCGGCACAAAAATGCGATTTCCATACCAGTACCATTCTTTTGTCCACTCTTCCTGCGGCAAGCGAATTTCAAAGTCATCCGTATTTCCAAGATCCATGTCGGTCGCAACACTCTGGTCTAAAAATCCCAGCTCTTCCCCGTTTTCTCGGGCAATGGTAAATTCCAGCGGGAATAGGTCTGCATTTCGCACAATTAAGTCTCGTGTTTCTTCCGTTACTCCGCCATTATCCCCGGTCGCGGTAATCATTACCGGGTAAACCGTTTCTTTTGCTTTCGTCGTCGGCGCGTTTAGTTTTCCTTGATAACGATTTTCTCCGATTTCCGGTAAATTCTGCCCGCTCCCATTTAGTGCTGCTTCCACCCGCTCCATCTTGGTTCGCTCCTTTCCTCGTAAATTACGAGATCCCAGTCGAATTTACCCGGCCACACAACTTTTTGCCGTCCGGGTGGGATCTTTTTGAAAAACGTCTTCCCTTTTTCCCGATTGTGAAACGCGTTAATGCGTTCCCCACTATTCAATACTTTGATGATCGTTCTCGTCCGGCTGTCAATTTCCAGTCGTTCGCCTTGTTCCAAAACGATATTGACCAAGTATTTATTCTCGCCGATAATTATCTGTGGATTTACTATCGGCCCATAAATTACAAGTGTAAAATTTGCGTCTGTAAAATGAGGGTTTTGGATATATGTGTTATTCATGCCATTTGCGTAGCGGCATGGGTAACGCCCGGGGTAGCGTTTATTATCGGATGATGATACGTCATAGCTATGGAATGCATACAGGTTTTCCGTAATCCAAAACGGATACGGCGCATACACGTTCATTTTTTTTCTTACAGTGCGTGCTAAATTGCACTCTTCGTATTTTGTTCCTACTATATAGCATTCGATGTATTCCCCTTTGAAGTATAGCTTTCCCGGGGATTTCGCCTGTATATCTCTTTCTGTGATTCGGTGCAATCTTTCTGCCGACTCGGCTCGTTCTTCCTTGTTCCCTCGGAAGTCCAATATCATTTCATACCTTTTGGCTTTTTTTCCAAAACCGTTTATTTTGCTTCCTATTTTTAATTCGCTTTCGTCTAACTCCCACTCGTAATCATATAGTCCCGCTTTTTTAATCTGCGTTTTGATCCGATTGTCCGAAAGATTTATTTCTTCCCCTGTGCTCCCGCTTTTATACACGAGCATGGAACATCACCCCCAAATCAGACAGCGTCCTTGTTACCTCTCTATTTCCTATATACGCCACCAGTTTCATTTTGCTCATTCCTTCCAGTATTGTATCCCGAAAGATATTTTGTTCTTTAATTCCGGCTCTGCCTGCTTTTGTATCAATTTTTCCGTTTATGTCACTAAAATTCAGTGACTCCATAACGGAGCTTTTTACGGATTCCGCGCGATCTTTTACTCCCATTCCGTAAGAGTCCATCGTGTTATTCCCCATGCGCCTAAACACATGAGACGGCGAATGTATTTCAAGTTTTTCGTTTGCTGCCCTGATGGCTGCCCCTGTCGCTTCCGTTATCGCATATATCACTTGTGATTTTCCCTGTTGTATTCCCAGCGCAAGTCCTTCTGGTATCCTCGTTCCTATATTTGCAAATTGTGTTACTGTCAGCATAGAGTTTAGCTGATTTATAATCGTCATTGCAACTCCCGTGCTTGCAATCATCACAGTTGCTTTCCCTAAATTCATCCCATTCGCAAGCCCTTGATCCACATAAATTCCCGATCGTGTTGTTTTTGCGGATGGGGAGCGTACGTCGAGTCCGTTGTTTACAGATTCAATCACTTTCACTCCTAAATCATGCCCTTGCGCTTCCGCTGCCGCTTGAGCATCTTGCATCCCTTTCACGAGGCCCGCAACCGTGTTTGCTCCGCTTTGCTGCATGATCGGAGCTAAGTTTTCCATTCCTCCGGCTATATTTGCCGCTCCACTCTCAAGTAACTGCTGCCCCCACTGATCGGTCATGCCTTTTATGTCAACGCTCTGACTCCAAAGCTCATTCGCTTTCGCGAGTTCTTCATCTGTCATGGATGCGAATGCAGCGACATATCCCGATCCTTGTGGACCCATCTCTGCAAGTTTTTGTAAGATCCCCTCATTAATTCCTTTGTTTGCGAGTGTGGAAAGATTCTGTTCCCATTGCGTCACGCCGTCTACTTGGCTTTGCATGTTCGACAGAAGCTGTTGTGTAGATATTTCTACGCCACCGTCAAATGCCTCGAACATGTCCATCTGTGAGGACAGTGCGCTTTGTACGCTTTCTTGCATTGTCAACACACTGTTTGTTACATCTGTCGCGAGTTGTTGTTGCGCTGCTGACAATCCCTGGTATGCCGCCAGTTCTTCCCCAGCTTGCTCGATACTTGCTTTTGACGCTTCCTGTTTTTCCGTTTCCGCATCCGCATTCGCCTGTTTTGCTGCCGTGTTGTCGTCGGTTGCCTGTGTGTTTCGTTCTGCCTCCTCCGTATTTTTCTGCATATACTCGTAAGCGCTTTGATACTTGTCGTTTACTTCATTGCATTTTTCGTTCAGCTCTCCAAGCGCTTCCGTCTGTTCTTTTTGTCTTTCTTTTAGTTCCGCCTCTGCTTCGCTTACATCGGACAGCGCTGTATAATAATCCGTCAGCTCTCCGTTGAATTTGATCTGTTTTTCTGTTCCTTTTTCAACGGTTTCATAGTTTCCGTTTAAAAGGTTTTGTCGATCCTGTTCAAGTTTTTTTAATTCATTATCAATGTCTGCAAGGTTTTGTTCCGCTTCGTATCTCGCTATGTCTGCATCTACAAGTTTTTCTGATATTTCTATCATTTTTTCTTGTACCGCTGAAGCTTTTGCCAGTTCTAGCGCTGCGTCTGCCGATCTTCGCACCTGTTCTTCATTTCTGTTTAGTTCCCCTGTATTTTCATCAACTGACAGTGACAGCTCCGGGAACATCGTATTTAATTGACTCGTGATCGCGTTCATTTGTGCGATTTCACCCTTTGTTTTTCCCGTTTGGGATTCTAATGAGTACAGTTTTGCGATCAGTCCGTCAGCAACCTTCTTCTGTGCTTCTACTGTCTGCACGGAATCTTTTGCACTGTCAGTTGTTTCTTCTAATGCGTTCGACGTCTCTTTTAGTTTCTCTATATTCTTATCTGCTTCTTTTGCAAGCTCGCTCGTTTCTTCTTTCGCTTCTCGTAGACCCGACGAAAGAGCCGCGACTGCTGTTGTCGTGGCCGCTATTCCCAGTACGACAAGCGCGATCGGATTCGCTGAAAGCACGGCGTTAAAAGCTCCCTGCGCCGCTGTTGCCGCTCCGGTTGCCGCTGTATTTGCAGTTGTCGCCGCCGTTCCCGCTGCTGTTGCTGCTGTGTTTGCCGTTGTCGCCGCCGTCGATGCGTTTTCTGCTGCCGTTGCCGCTGTTTTTGCTACTGTATGTGCTCCAAGCCATTTGATCCCGCCTTTGATCCCTTTTTGCGTATCGTCTAAAAGTTTTACAAGTTCGTTTCCTTTTTTTACAACAAACATTCCGGCAATCACCGGTGCTGCCGCTTTTGCTAATACCGTAACCGCGCCGATATTGTCTTTTAGGACTTCCATTCCTTTTTTTGCCGTCGGTAAAAATTTTTCCAACATCGGCGTCATTACGTCTGTTTGAAATGTTCGCCCCAGTGTTTTCCATTGTTTTGCCACGCTATCATATTGAATCGATTTAATCTCCTGCATCGTTCCGCTTACATCTTTATAGGCGTTATTCGCTTTATTTAAAGATGTAATCACTTTCATGGCGTTATCTTCACCAAGCGCGCTCCATGTGTTGCTTGCGATCGTAAGCGCTTGTTGTTTGTTCTCCATGTTTGCCAGATCGGATATTACAGACTGGAAAACTTGTTTTGTAGAAGCCTCTCCGTTTTTCCACTGTTCAAATAATATTTTTGTATTCCCTGAAAATGAATTGATATTTTTTTCGATTCTTCCGTCTGCCAAGCTGTTTCCGAACTCCTTTACGAAGTCGTTTACCTTGTCCAGATTGTATGCGCCAGAATCTAACCCATTTTGTAAGATCGAAAACATTTCCTCTGCCGAAAATCCGGCTTGTCCCCATAATTGACTATACTCCGCTAAGTTGTCCGTCAGTTCCCCGGACTTATCCAGACCGTTCTGCGCGCCTTTTGCAATATAATCAAACGCCTGCTCTGCCGTTAACCCCATGTTGTCCATGAGCGCGTCCGCTCCTCGGATCGAATCGCTTAAATCTATTCCGAACGTCTCGTCTAGCGCCATGGCGCTTTCTGTCATTTCTTTTAGCTTTGATGGATCTGTTTCGTTTGTGTATTGTTTCACGAGGGCCATCGTATCCGCAACGTCGCGAATTGAGTCGCCATACCCCGCAGAATAGACTTCCTGCATTTCCTCTTTGTATGCTTTTGTTTCTTCCGCCGTTGCTCCGGTACTTGCCTGTAAACGGTTCTGTGCTTCTTCTAGTTCAAGTGTTCCTTGTATCGCGCTTGTAAATGCGTCTTTTCCAATTTCCACCGCTGTATTTGTGATATTTGCTTTTAATATCGTTCTTATTTCCGTTAGTTTCTCGACTGTGTCGTCTGCTTTATTTCCAAATTCGTCAATACTTTTCGCGCATCTATCCCAGCTTTTTTCTGCTTCTTTCAGGTATGTATCGTTTTCGTTTAACGCTTTTGTCGCTCGGATTGTCTGCGCTTCCGCGTTATTTAGCTGCTTTTTCCAGTCATTCACGCGGTTTCCGGCTCTTTGATATGTTTCTTCGCCTTTGCTTACGATTTTTTCCAATCCTTCTACTTGTTCCTGTTGTTCTTTTAGCGCTTCCTCCGTCGTATCGGATGATTTTTCCAGCTCTTCCAATGCGCTTTTTGCCTGCTGCAGCTTGCTTTTGTATTCGGCTAATTTGTTACCGACTTTTTCATACTGCTCTTCTGAATTTTTCAGTCCCTTTTTAATTGTTTCTTCTTTCTTTACGTGTTCGTCCAGTGTCCGTGATAAAACATCGTGTTTCTTTTTTAGCGCGTCGAGCGTGTTTGCGTTGCCTTCCGTCTGTGCTTCCACTAATTTCATCTCTGATCTTAACGTCCCTACGCTTTTATTACATGCAGATGTCGCGGTTCTAAATTCTTTTTCGCCGTCTAGTGTGATATATGCCCCAATATTCTTCTTTGCCATTTTTTCTCACCTCCTTCGCGATATAAAAAGAACACTTATTCGAAAATAAGTGTTCTAATTGTTTTTTGTCCAGAAAATCATTCGTTTTTTCCATTCTATTTTTTTGTCAATTTTTCCGCATACTCTTTTACATATTTCTTGTACTCTTCTCGGCGGTATTCTTTGTATCTTGAAACTTCTATTCTTCCCCGGCTTTCCAGGGAACGAAGCATCATCCAAATCTTTTTTATAAGCACCGGTGTTAATCCGAATACTATTCCAACAATCAACCTCTCCGCTTTCATTTCTGTTATTGCTGTATATATTCCCGCAAATATTCCCGATGCGAACCATATCATCATGTAGGGGTGCATTTTCCACATGTAGCTTATTGTCGCTCTTACCAAAATGATATAAGGGTTATTTTTCTTCATTTCGTGCCTCCTTCATGGATTTATGATAACATAATTTTATTTATAAATCCATGAGGGATTCCACTTTTTTCTCCTCTTCAAATATCATTCGTTTCATTTTGTAGTTATGCATCCGTTTAAACTCTTTGAAGAGATCCGCCCACTTTCCGAAATACATGTGGGCGATCTCTTTTTCTGTGTATCCGATCTGCATCCCTGTAAATATAACCCACGCAAAGTTTATTCTTTCCCCTTCTCCTTCCTCTGCGTGGTTTTCGGGTTTTTTCTCCTGAAACACCTTGCGAACTCTGCGTGTAAAATTTCCGCTAATTCCTTCGGTGCCATATCCACCTTCCTGGTTAATGTTTTTCCTGAGACTTCCTGAATCTCCTTTCCATTTTCCCGTTCGATCTCGATTCCTTCCTGTACCATCCATTCAAGCGCATCACGCAGCGTTTCTATTTTTGGTTCTCCGTAAAATCCGACGAGTCTTCCTTCCTCATTTCTTTTATATTCCCCGTTTTCATCCACGGCTGGGGTAAATCCGTTTAGCCCGTTTTCAAATTCCGACAAGTCCTCGTATTTATCCTGTATCCTTTCCAATACGAGAATATCACACTTGATCGGATATTTTTCTCCTGATAATTCAATGTAATTTGTCTTTTCAAACATGTTGCTGCTCCTCTTCTTTTCCTACGATTCTTCTACTTTTCCGAATTTTGTGTTGATCCATTTTAATGCATCCTCGCTCGTGTCGAACGCCTCGAAATCTTTCCAATCCCCGTTCTCGTTCGCAATCGCCCTACCTGTAATCGACGGGGTTTTGTATTCGATCGAATCACCTTTTGTGCTGTAATCCTCCGACGGTTCTGAAAACTTTACTTTATACAGTACGTTTCCAATAAACTTTCTCACGCCGTCCACCTTTTCCACGGATATCCAACCCATTCCGACATATTTCGCCTGATCGTCTTTATTAAAGGTTGCGCCCGTTTTTCCTTCATTTACTTTGTGTCCGAACATTTTTTCGTGCGCCTCGATCGGGATTGTGCTCGTATTCAATGTTACTTCTGCGTAATTAAATTCTTTGTCATACTCCACTTGTGCGTCGTCCGCGTTCAAACTTCCTTCTGCGTAGTTCGGCGTTACCTGCAGCCCGATTGCCTTTCCAAATGCAAACGGCTCTCCGTATACTTTCGCTCCTGTTATTTCTGCAATAATCGGTTTTCTTAATCCTACATATGCCATATTTTTTCCTCCTAAATTCCTGCCTTTTCATCAATCCAAGCATCTGCTTCCGCTTTGCTTGTAAAACGTTTCTTTGTTCTCCAGTTTCCGTTATAATCCGGGGTTGCCGTTCCCTTTACACTTGGGGTTATATATGTGATTGCATCTCCCTTCGTTTCATGGGTCTGTCCTTCTTCCCGGAATAAAACTTTATGTATCCAATATGCGACGTAACTCGTCGCTCCTGCGATTACTTCTCTCGTTACAATCCCTAATCCGATCGGACTTGCCCTATTGTTTTGATTCGCTATCGTTTCATCGGCATTGATTTCATACCCGAACATAACCCCTTCTGAATGTTCTGACATTTCGCTTATTTCGAGCGTTATGTCCGCGCTTCTTATTTCTTCCGCCGGATCTGTTTCGTTTATGTCTTGATAGTCACTTACGTCCTCATAATTCGGCGATATTTCATATTTTACAGCTTTCCCGAATCTTGTTCCGTTTTTGTAGGACACCACTCCGTCTCGTTCCTCATAGACCGCAATCACCGGGTGCGCCAAGCCTACATATGCCATTACTCTTCCTCCGTATAGCATTCAATGCATAAATGATTGTAGCCTGTTTCTTTTTCGTAGTTTGTGTAAATTCCCGTAACGGTAAAGCCGTTCTCTCTTAGCTTTTTTTGAGTTTCCTTTCGCATTCCTATATAATTCCCTTTCGTAAAAACATGTATTTGCATGTGTTGCACCCAGTCTTCATCTGCATCGTCTGCATAATACCCCGGTTCTTCTATTTCCGGGTTGTATATCGCATAGGTGTCCGGTGCGGAATCGTATGGGCATTTTAGCGGCCACACATTCCCGCTGAATAACTCTCCGATCGCTTGTTCTATTTTTTCATTTACACTCACTTTGTCACCTCGTTGAATTTCTGTTGCATTATCTTTAAACAATCGCTTTCGGATGATTTTATCGCGGGTGATATGACGGGTCGAGCCTGTTGTTTCTGTGTTCCGTAGTTTAGGTACGCAAGTTTTTCATTGTTCCGAACACCTTTTTTGTCTTTTCCTTCCGCTGTTACCATCACATAATGACCGTACACGTTTTTTCCCGGTTTCTTCGCTTTGATACTATCTTTCAAGTCTCCCGTCGCATACCCTTTATTCGCCGCTTTTGACACTTGGTTTTTTAACTCTTTTTCGAGCGTTGGCGCTGCCGCGTTTAAAAGCTCCGGCGCGTATTCGTCAATGTTCCCAAGTTTTTCCAGCTCTCTTGCAAATTCATCAAATCCTATCGGCTGAAATCCCATTACCCACAAATCACCTCCATCTTTGCTTTTCCCGTCTTATATGTCCTCTTTATTTCGTAAACTCTTCCGTCGTGTTCTACTTTCCTTGCATATTCTGTTTTGCCGTTTACGGTGTGTCTTGTCTGTTCCCAGTCTTCCTGTCGGATTTCAAAAACCGCCTCTACTTTCACGCCCGCTCTCATGGACTCATAAGCTTCTTGTCTCTTTACGGATTTTTCTCGACAATATGCCTCGTATTTCTGGCTTTTAGATATCGGAAATCCGTCTTTGTCTTTCGTAATTGTCTCCCATACTAATTCAAGCGTGTCCACCTTATTCTCCTTTTTCCTTGCCGTAGTCGCCCGATAAACTCATTGCGTCCCGCAGCGCTCCGAATGCAGTTCTGAAGCGGTCTGTGTCTTCATCGTATCCGTAATTCCCTTTGCAATACAGTACAACCGCCTGATAGTATGTCGGGTCTGATTCATCTCCGTATACTCCTGCTAGTTCGAGTTCTTTTCTGCACGAGAGGACAAGATCCTTGATCTCATCCTCCGCCGCTTTTGACATCGCTCGCACTCTTGCTTTTAGTTTTTGTATTAAATCCTCATTCACTTCCCGATTCATTCAGCGCCTCCAAAAGCTCGTTTTTCGTCATGCTGCTATATCTTTTTATCCCTGCCAGCTTTGCGGCCTTTTTCAACTCTGCCGCCGTAGTTTTTTCTTCGTAAACAACGTGATTTTCCATCACGCCGAATACTTTTTTGTTATAGTCACAAGTGAATTCAGATCAATCGCTTTTCCGTCACAAATCATAACCGCTTTTGTGATCTGGTCTTCTGTTTCGTCATCCTCGTAAGTTTTTACACGCATCGCATAATTTGTATTGTACATATAATCCGACCAGTCAAATAAAAACGCTACAACCGTATCTGCTTTCAATGATGCGTCTAAACTCGGCATATATTCGTTCAAAACAACTCTTCTGCCCAATAACGTTCTTTCCGGCGTTCCGTTAATGCCGTAATTCGTTCTCGCGATCGGTTGTCCGTTCGCGTCGGTCATTCCCACGAATTTCATAAACGTTTTTTTCGTCATGTTCCAAACCGCGCCGTTTTCGTAGGCGAGCGGGAGCGCCGCCTCTGCATCAATCAGCGTTTTGTATCCCGGCTCTGCTTTTGCGTCAATGTCCACGTTCTGACCTGTTATAACCGTCTCTTTTAAGACGCCTTTCGGCTGACCCGATCCCGTTCCTGTGATAAATGCTTGTTCCTGCGCTTTCACCATCGCTTCTGATACGCTTTTTACAAAGACCGTTTCAAAGACTTTCAAGGACATCACCGATGTTTCGAGTGTCATCGAAATCGCGCATCTTAATTTGTATCCCTTGATGTCAATCTGTCCTGTCGTCTTCTTCTGTTTGTCCGACGTTCCGCCTTCTGCAACCCAGGTCGCAACCGGTTTTACACTTGACGTCGGGATTGTCGCCCCTGCCGGATATGCCGTTTTTGTTACCAGTGGAACGATCATTCCGATTGTTTCCATTTTTTCAATAATCTGATTAATAACCGTCGGAGAAATAACCGCGCCTACATCTGTTGTTTTTGTGTTTTCATTCGCGTTCGTGAATTTCTCCGGGATCGCGATTCCTCTCGTCACATAATTCATAAACGCTTTCCTGTATTCCTCGGTATCATACATATTTTCTTCATGTTCTTTTATTGTGTTTGTGAAATTCATTTTTTCACCTGGTGTTCCGAGCATGCTCATCGCCTGCGGTTCTTTATTTAACGCGTTAAAATTCGCCTGCGCTTGCGCAATCGTATCCCATGCGTCATCGAGTTCTTTCACTTCGTCCATTTTCGCTTCCGCCTCTGCTGCTTTCCCTTGATCCAGTAAAGCCTGTGCTGCGTTCATCAGTTCCGCTCTTTTTTCTTCGTACTGCTTTTTTCTCATCGTTTTTCTCCTTTTAATTTTAAAAAATTTAATTTTTGCTGTAATATAAAAACGGATTCATCTTTCGACGTCTCCGTTTCTTTCATTGCTTTTCTTGCTTTTTCCATTGCTTCTTGTGACGGTAATTGAAAACCGTGTCCTGCTGCCAATATTTCTCTCTCCGACTCCTCAAACATAATTGCATCAATCAATCCTCTTTCTTTTGCTTGTTGTGCTGTAAGCCATGTTTCCGCCTCCATCATTTCAATGACGTCTTCTTCGCTCATCCCTGTTTTTGCAATATATGCCGTGCTTAAAGCTTTATCCGCTGTTCTTAATACTTCCGCGGCGTGTTCCATGTCGCTGTGATTCCCTCTCGCCCCTGTGCTTACGCAGTGCACCATCATAAGAGACGTCGGTGTCATGGAGCAATGTCCGGCCATGGCGATAATCGACGCCGCGCTGCAAGCTTGTCCGGTAATAAAGATTTTTACGTTATCCTGCTGCCGCAAAAGTGTGTAAATCTCTGATCCTGCATCAATTACGCCGCCCGGAGAGTTAATGTAAACCTCAATTTCATCCCCCGGCTGTACTGCGTCAATTACTTTTTGTACATCTCGTGGGCAAGTGCTGTCTTCTTCCCACCAGTCGTAAAACCATTTGTAATCGTTCGGGATGATTGCGCCTCTTATATCGATCTTATGTTTCATCTTCTTTCACCTCTTTCCCTTTTAACAACATGACCATAACTTGTGTCATAGCCGCGTAGTTTTCTGCGTTCATTTTGTTCAGACAGTCTTTTAAAAGATTTACAACTTGCGTGTCAAGTCGCCTGATCGGCTGATCTCCTCCCGGTATCGGTGTCATGTTCATTGTTTCGCGCCATTCGTTCGGCGTCATTGCCCCGCGATCTACCATCGCCTGAAACGCAAGTTTTGTCGTTAGGCTGGCGCACTGCAGATTATTTGCTTCAAAAACAATTCGATTCCCAAACCCTCGTTCTTTTCTTGAGAAGATCCCAACTGTATATGTTTGATGCATCTGTACGACAATCGGCTCTATTTCTGCTTCGTAATATGCCGTCCACTCGTTTTCCGTGTAATCGCTTTGCACGATTTTTTTATTTGTGTTAAAAAACGAATAGATCCGTTCTATCGTCCGATCTGTTTGCGCTGCGTTTGGTACATAGTCTTTCGGTTCAATTCTTTGTACGTCTGCTTTTGCATCTACTCCCGCCGCTCCAAAGGTATCTGTTTCCACTGCTAAATAATTCTTAACGAATTTTTCTACATTGCTTTTAATGTCTTCGTCTCGCATGGAAGTTTTAAAATTTAAGAGCCATCTTACAACGCCGCTGTTTTTAATCGCCCTTATAATTCCCCGGTCAATCGTCCCTATTACATCCATCATAGGCGCGATCGCTTCCACCGGACTTTCTCCGAAAATGTCGTTTTCGTTGTAATCTTGTTTCAAATGAATGATATCTTTGTACGGAAACGTTCCGCTTTTCCCGTTTCTATACTGGAATTTTAAAAACAATTCTCCTGTATCGTTATACTTTGTTTCTACTATTGTGCATGGTATCGGGTACATCTGTATCGCTTTCCCGTTTTCATCCCGTACAATTAATATAAACGCATTATTGTTTAGACAAAGCTGCGTCGCCACTTTCTCCTGCATCTGCTGCGCCGTCATATATGGGTTTGGTTCTGACAATAAAAAACGGATATTTGCATCCGGGTTGACTTTCAGTCCTCCCGCCGGATCATCTCGGATGTGTTTCCCCGTAAGTTTTCCAATCGCCTTTACTTTCGGACGTATACACGCCCTCACGATGTCGCTTTCATATAGTTTTCCGTTCCATGCATAGTGTAGTTCGCCTGTAGTTGTTACCATCTGCAGCACATTCTTTTCTTTTTTCGCGGTCTTTTCTGTTGGTTCTCTCTTCCAAAATGGTTTCATATTCCCTCCGTTTGCATAAAAATAACGCCTACTATGGCGTTAAATTAATGACATATATTCGTTATAATTATTTTGCAGCACTACATACGCGTCGAGCAGCGCCGCCGTTCCGTCAATCCTTCGTCTCGGCTTACTCGTTTTAATCGGCTGAATATTGTCGTTTCGATCGATATCTACAGCCGTGTTGCAGAGACACCACTTGTCTACCGGATTGTTATTGTATACGATCAAATTGTTTTCCAAATCCGCTCCCAAGTTCTTCATCGGCTGTGATAGCGTCTTTTTCCCCTGTATTATCGGGATCATTGCCGCTTTCCCGAAGTATTCCTGCATATCCTCTACAAAGTAAGCCGCGCTCCATGAATCGTAACCGATCATATTTATGTAGATATCATATTTTTCTTGAATCTCTACAAACCAAGCTTTGACATCTTTGTACGATATCTTGTTCCCTTTGCACGTTCTTACATATCCTTTTTCAATCCATATATCATAGGGGATCTTATCCTCTGTGATCCTTTTTTCCACAAGGTCTTCCGGTATCCAATACATAGAGAGTGTATAAATTTTTTCGCTTTCAGGGATCTTAAACAGTACTTTCGCCGCTGTTAAGTCTGTTGTTGATGACAGGTCTACTCCTCCGACTCCGTATCTTGGTTTTAAGTCTTCTACGCTGAATGTTTCCGTGTTGTTTGCCTGCTCAAATGTCAGCCATGCTTCTGACGATGTTTCACGGATGTTGAACTCTTTGCATAGCAAGTTTTTTACAAGTAGCGGATTTTTCTTTGCTTTCTCCACTTTATCCTTAAGGGTCTGTTTATTTTTGATCGTCCCGAGTCCCGGATTCGCTTTTTCCCAGCAACTCTCATCCGTCCACTCTTTTCTGTTGTCAATCTCGTAAATAAATGCAATGAGATGTTCGTCTTTGTATCCTTCCGGGTCGTCGTATCCGTTGATGACCATTTCCGCTTCGTCATATTTTTGGTCGTAGATATCTTCTCTGATTGTTCCCGCTGTCGATGTAATATACACAAGCGGCTGTTCCCTCGCAGACACTCCGTCCGCCATGATGTCATATAGCGCTTTTCCTTGCTTCCATTGATGGATCTCATCCATTAGCACACAATGTATATTTAACCCGTCCAGTGTGTCGCTGTCGGACGCTAGCGGTTTAAAAACTCCATCGTTAAAATCTGTATCCAGTTCCGCCACGAGCGATCTGACTCTTTTACTTAAAGCCGGTGATTTTCTAACCATTCTTTTTGATTCAAGCCATATAATTTTACTTTGATCCTTTTTCGTCGCCACTGCATACACTTCCGGTCCCATCTCTCCGTCCGCGGTCAGCATGTACAGACCTACGATTGACGCTAACAACGACTTTCCGTTCTTTTTTCCTACAATGAGGATCGATTCTCTGTATTTACGATTTCCCTCGATATCGATAAAGCCAAATACTGTTGCCAAATGTGCTTTTTCCCATAACTCCAGCTTTACGCGTTTTCCGCCGCATTTTCCTTTTGAGTGCCTGCAAAAGTTTTCTGCAAACTCTAATATGTGATTTCCTCGCTTGGGGGAGTAAAAATATTCTCCAGGGTATTTTATATCTTTTACGACTTTTTTGTATGTCCTGCGTATCTTGTCACCTACATTGATATTACCTTTTTCTATTTCCTCCCAGTATTCCAGGATCGGATTATATGCGAGCGGATATTTAATCATCTCTGCCATTTACAAAACCTTCAAACCCATCATCTTGCGGCGGTGCATTTTTTTCTTGTTCTTTTGGTAATAAATCTGTAAGTTGTTTTATGATCGCGGAATAGTTTTTTATCATCGTGTTATGGATTTCGACCTCCGAGCATTTCTTTATCCCTTTTTGATTCGCTCCGTTCTGGTATTCTTCTGTGTATCCTTTTTCGTTTATGATTTTTCTTAGTTCGTATAAAGACGCTGCCATAAACGCCGCCTCATCCACAAGCGATTCCACCGACTTTTTTGTTTTTTTATCAAGTCTCGTGTAGATTCCCGCAAGTTTTCTTTTTTCTGCCTTTATGATATCGTCTTTGCTTTTTTCGTTATAATTTACCCCATCTTTTACCTTTTCCTTTCTTTTCTTCGTTGTCTTTTAACGCATTTACCTACACCCCTTCGCGTGAAATTTCCTGTGTGTTAGATGTATCTCCGACTGTGGTCAGCCGGTTTTTAAAAAATTATGAATTTATGGGGGGAGTTCGCGCAAATCTCCATCTTTGTCAAATTCATATCGTATAAGTCTCTCTGCTTCTCCATCTTTTGCCCCCTCTTTTTGATGGCAAATATGACAGTCGTACTTTAAATTATTAATTCCTAGCGTTATGTTTACGTCGTTGATATTCTCCGGCGTCAGCTCGATTTTGTGATGTACAATATATCCTGGCCGTTCTCTGCATGTTTCGCATAACCCGCCGTCGATTGCTCTCCTCTTTGCTATATATGCTTCTCTGCATTTCTTCCATTTTTGGGAGCTGTAGAAGCTTCTTGCAAATTCTTTTGCCATTCTCGTTTTCCCTCTTTCTTTGTATGCAAAAAGCAGCCGACTTTCGCCTGCTGCCCTTTGTGTTTCTCTGTTTACTTTTCTTCAATTCTTTTATCTGCTAATTCTCGGAATACTTCCGATAATTCTTCGCACTCTTCTTTGGTTAAATCATGTCCGAAACAATAGTCGCAACATTCCACCAGTGTGATGTTTTCTCCGTTCCATTCCAGCGAAAATACTCTGTCTTTTTTCTCCCAGTTGTTTTAAAAGTTGCTCATGCTTTTTAACTACCTCTTTATCTTTGTATTGATCGTAATTGCAAAACATGTCATCACTCTCTTTCAAAATAGTTTTCAAAAAAAGGACACCCTTTCGGATGTCCTTGCGCGTTGTTTTGAGGGGGTTGTTTCCCTCTTTGTCTTTTAATTCAGTTTATACTATATCACATTTGCGAGTCTCACGGAGTCTCATTTTATAAAATTTCTATAAAATTTCAAAGTTTTCCAGTGCACTATCGTATATTCTGTATAGTTTTGCCTTACTTACTCCCATTTTTCGTTGTATCGCTTTATTGTTTTCTCTAAGTAAATAGTACCTTGTAAGCGCTTCTTTTTCTTGTTCATCATTCATTTTGTTTATTGCTTTCCTGATGCGTTCGTACTGGATCACGCTTTCAACCCATTCTTTTTTTAACTCCTCCATGAGGCTTTCGATCTTTGCCGTGTAATCTGATAGATCCTTTTGACTGCTGCCCCGTGGTATCCCATCGCCTTGCAACGCCGGAAACATCGTGTCGAGTCTTAGTTGTTGTATCTGATCTTTTATTAGAGCTTCTCTATTCTTTGAATTTATGTATCCCTCTAGGTATTCTTTTTTCTGTTCGATTTCTTCCCATTTCTGCATTATTATTGCCTCTCGTCCTTCTCCAGTATTCCAGTACGGTTTCCTTTCTTAACTGCTGCCCCTGCGCTCGGATCAGCGCGGCAGCACTTGGTTCATTTGTGTTGATCAATGTATCATCTCCTACTCTACTTTCATAAATCTGCTCATAATGTGTTCCTTGCATGACGACTTCTCTTTCTTAGGTTGTCTGTACGGCTTTGGAAGTGACTGCCATGCGATCACATCCGGATTTTTCCATTCTGGATAGTTATCTAACATCCACCCTTCTTCTTTTTCGTAAAGTGCAAATTCAAAAGCGTTATCAAATAATATGTTATCTGCTGGTTTTCCGCTTACTTGTACCAACACTATTTCTTCACAATCTTCCGGCAATCTCTCTTCTACCGGAATCCAACCATCATTGCTAGGGACATTTGTGTCCTTACCGACATTAACAACTATCTTAGACTCTCCGCAAAATTCAAAGCAATTATTAAGCCAATCAATAACATAGTCTAAATAATACGAGCTATACCCCACTGTGTAATGATCTTCACCCACTTTTTTGTACTTGATCCCATAATATGGTTTCCCGTCAGTCTTACGCGATATTATTTCCGCGCTTGTTACTTTTTCTTTTTCATTCATGTGTGAACGAATGATATCTTTTACCCTACTCGCCCGCACATACCCATCCACCTCCATATTACCTATATAAATAGGCGCATCTTCTTGAAATGTCGCTTCTTCAATCTCTTCCAGAATCTTCTCTAGTACATTCATCGTTCTACCTCCAACAAATCTGCATTATCGAAAATGTTGCCGATTACTTCAACACAGTTCCTTTCACATACATAAAAACCAAGATTGCAGGCGTCTGTGTGCATCTCTTTTCCAAATACATAACTGTAATCTAACTGCCAATCTCCTTTATTGTATGTCACGATTTCAGGATATTTTTCTTTTCTATTGCAGATATCATTCTCCCAAATCTTATTACCGTTCTTGTCAGTAAGTCCTGTGTACTGGCAGATGGTGCCGGGGTCGATTTCAATCCATTCATTTTCTCTTTCATCAAAACCTATTTCTTTATTTAGGATCTGGAGAATATAGCGGCGTTTCCTGCAATAAACATAATATCCTTCCACCCATTCACCATTATCTTTTCTCTTTGCTTTAAAAAGTATTTGTCTATTCATCTTCTACCTCATTAAAACTCTAATCTAATTCCCGTATATTCCAGATGTTGTATTCATATGTGTCATGTTCTGCAATTTCTTCTTCGTCCCTTACTTGTTCTCTCTGATCCCTAGCTCAATCCCTAGTTCCTCTTTGATCGTTTTTATATAATCGTTCCAGCTTGCCATGTCATCCATGATGCATTCCGCCTTTTTGTTAAACCTCTTAATAAATCGGTCGCATCTTTGTGTTCCGAAGCCGAACTCGTCATGTAAGGTTGCCACGGAAAGGATTGTTACTGTGTCTACTGTCTGTTCTTTGATCTTGATTGTCGCCCTGTTAATGTCTTTTTTTGCTAAGGCGGTACGGATTCCGGTGACATTCCTGAATTTGATTTCTTTTTCCAACGCTTCGACACCCTCATTTTTGACGATTTCAAGCGCCATTAATAATCCATCTTCCCGTCCTGTTATGTAATCGTTTCTTTTTGCCATTGTTTTTCCTCTTTTTCATCCTTTTTTTCGAGATGTCAAAATCCCACTTCAAAACAGTAATTACTGTTTGTAGCAGGTTTTTGATTGATCCTTTTTTCTATCCTTTTATACTATAATTTCTTCGGCGCTTATGCAGTATTTGTGATGCAGCTCTTTCCCGGATCTGTAATAAAGATCGCCTGTTTCGGCGCTCCATCCCCAATCAGTCACGTTATAAACGGTCTTGATGCCTGTTTTTGTTTTAATTTTTAAAATCCTCACGTTTTTCTCCTTTCTCCCGCCGCATAAAACGGCGGGGAAACCTGTATTTACTGGTTGCGCGTGACATTTTATATGTATCATCGCCATACGGCGGAGGTACTAAAGATAGTTCTTTCTTGCGATCCGCTCCCATTCTTTTCGGGTGTGGGTCTTTTCAAATTCTATTTGTGCGATTTTACAGAGCAGCTCTCTTGTTTCCCGGCTGTTGTGTACCGCCTGCTGCCCCGTCCGATGATGCTCAATGCATAGGTCTACTTTTAACCCGTTTTCTTCAGATATCGCTCTTTGTCCTGCCCCGAACAGGATATGATGCTCTTCCGTCTGCTTTACGGAATAGTCACCATTTAACCGGGCGCATAAGTAGCAAATGCCCTTTTGACTGTTTAAAATGCTTTTTTTGTGGATTTTCCGTTTTTTCTTCTTTCCCGGCTTCGGGAAAGCCATGTCCGAATAGTCAATGCTCATCTTCCGTCTCCTGTGTGTATAACTCATGAGTCCCGTTTAGGATCTTTAGTTCTTCCAGTGATCGAAATGAGAACCCCATCTGCTGAAGTAATCTATAGAAGTCTCTTAGGCATTTCATCCCTTTTTCGTAGTGTCCGTAATAGTCAGTTGCTTCGTACGGCTCTGCCGTCCGGGTCAAGAGGATCAGCATTTGCTTTTCTTGGCTTATTTCTGCAAATTCTTTTTCGATCCGTTCTTTTTCCTCTTCTTTCGCTTCGTACGCGTTTTCGATCCCGTAAAATCCATACACCGCGTTCATGTGTGCTACGCTTCCGCCGTCCGTTATCCGGTTTATCATGATCTTCCAGCCTGTTTCTTTTACATCAACTTCTTTCGGTATTGTGATTTTTCCCGACACAAGTTCTTTAATAAAATCGTTCCTTTCCCTTCTCATCCTTTTCAGGATTTCCGTTATTTTTCTTTTGTTTTCCTTGATTTTCTCCGTTTTCTTTTCCTGTTCCGTTTTTTCCCGCTCTTTTTGTATTACTTTTTTTACTACATAGATCCTATCGTAGTATTGATAATAATAGAGCTGATCTTTTGTGTCTTGCAGATCGATTTTTGTTTGATCCTCCCACTGTGATAGATCAATATTTGTTATCTCTTTCCATTTTCCGGTCCATCTTTCTTCTTTCGCTCTTTTCGGCGCGGCTTTTACTCCTTTTTCTTCCAGTATTTCAAACACTATTTGAGCGTTTTTCTTTATTTTTTCTTCTTTCACGGCCTGTTTTGCTTTCCATGCGATTTCGCGTGACGATACTGCAGTCTTAAGGATTTCATTCCTTTTTTTGATGTCTTGTACCTTCTCCAGCTCGTAAAGGTCCGTTAATGTGAGTTGGAAGTCCTTATTTTTTTCGCGCCTCGTGAGCATTTCCTGATCCAGTTTTGCAAGATTTAACCTATGTCGTACTGTACTTCTGCTAAATCCGGTCTTTTCCGCGATTGTTGTTTCTGTTTCTCCCAAATCCAACATGAGCTGGAATCCTTGTGCTTGCTCGCTTACTGATAGATCGCTGCGCTGCATGTTTTCCAACAACATCGTTGATATTTGCTCTTTTTCCGTCATTTCCACAACGGAACAGGGCATTGTTTTCAATCCCGCTTTTCTCGCTGCCGTCAGTCTTCGGTTTCCGATCACTACAAGATAGTGGTCTTTTTTGTCCGGGTTTGGTACTACAGTCAAATTTTGCATTACGCCACGAGCTTTTATGCTTTCCGCCAGCTCGTCAATGTCGGTGTGTACCTTCCGCACGTTCTGCGGGTGTATGTCTAACTGTTCGATTGCAATATCTTGTATCATATCTGCTCTCCTTTCAGTAATTTTTCCACTTCCCACCAGGTAAACGATCTTTTGATCCCGTAAGGGTTTTCAAAAAGTGCGTGGTGTGGAAACGCTTTTAAAAAGCGCATCCGTTTCTTGATGGCAGTGTGTTTTTCGCTTCTTTCCGGCTGCTGCCGGAAAATCAACGTATATATCTTTCCTTCAACGAGTCTTGGGCGGTTGCCGATGTATTCCCTTGCGTTTTTCGCGCATCTTGCTTCTTTTGTAATTCTCATGGTGTCCTCCTTATGTTAGTTCTTCTCTTAGCAATCCCTGATAATCATTGCTGGCGCAAAAGCGAAATTCCGTTTCGTGTTTCTCCGCTTCCTCAAGGTACATTTTCCATAATTCTCTGTTTTGGACTTCCGCGCCTGTGGCTTTTTTCCACTCGGATCGCCGCCACTTCTCCGGCGCTCCTTGTTCTGAAATATTTTTGATATAAGCGTTATCCGTGTGAATTACAACATGACACTGCTCTTTTAATTTTTGTAATGATTTTATGATTGCGATCAGCGTCAATCTGTTGTAAGTAGATTCGCACTCTTTGCCACTCATGACCCGGTATGCTTCTTCTCCGTTTGACCTAGTAAATACTAGGGCGGATGCGTATTTCCCATCTTTTACAATGGGGGATTTTATGGTGGTTTCTATGTAGATATTTACTGTTTTCATTTTAAATCCTCCTGTGGATTCTGATCAGTGTGTATCTGCGGTATCTCATCCCCGTAGCCGGGTTGATCCCCTCGTAACTGTTTGCGATGTAATAGCCTTTTTTGGGTTTTACTTCTTTTTGCCAGCGTACAAGTTTTTGGGATTTCGGTTCGGGTAACGGCATATTTTTCGCATGGTTGTAGCTTGCTTCTTTTAGTCGCGGTTTTCCTTTGCTTCCGTCCGATCGTTTTTCTCTTGTTTTTTCGTTTTTTGTCATATAGTTTGCCAGTTTTGTAAAATCCTCATCGTAAAACCGGCTTTTTTTGATCTGCGTAATATAGATTGCTCCGTGTTCCCATGCATCTTCGATCCATTCTGCCGCCCCTGATGTTTTTTTAATGACTAGATGGATGTGCCATGCACCCTTTGTGCCCCGCTCTATGTTTCTGATCCAGTAAAACGGAGTGTTTGCCTTTTTATATTTCGGACGGAGCTTTCGGAGTGCTTTTTGTAAGTCTTTTAGTGCCACTGTCATGTCTTTCGGTCTTTGCTCGACTTTGTAGGTGTATGTTACAAAGTAGTCTCCTGCATCAAAATATTCGATCAGTAATCGTCTGCATATCTTCGCTCGGTTGGCTTGGTTGACTGCCGCCATCTGTTCCGGCGTCGGTTTCTTTTTCTTTTGCCGTGCCTTTCCTTTTGCTCCATATCTTCCGTCTGGATATTCCTCTACGTCGTAGACGTCTCCGCCCCGTAATTTGTACGTTTTTCTCCGTGTTGCCATCTTTTATCTGTCCTAACTTTAATATCTTTATCGAGGTTTAAAAGCGGGAGTCCCCGCGTGTATCGCTTGACTTCCCGCCTCTTATTTGATACAATATATTTGTCCTAACAAGAGGCGGGAACGCCATCTTTTAAGCGCATCAGTTGCTGTGATGCGCTTTTTTTAATTGATTACATATGTACCGCCGCGCTTTTTTTGCTTTTCGCGCGCATACGCTTCGACTTCCGATCTGGTCATTGTCTTGCACTCTAATGCGTACGGATCTCCCCAGCGGATGATCCACAAAATAACTTCTTCTTTCATTTCATGAGGTGTTTCGCTGCTTCTCTCGCTATTTCTTGTGCTGATTTTTTTATTTCCTCTTCTATTTCTTCTTGCGTCATTGTGGATGTTTTAACTATTTTTTGCATTGACTTTTCTGCGTGTTTTTTTCCGTACTCTTCTTCGAGGATGTTTCTTATTCCTCTTAATATCATGACTGTTTCTGCTTCTAATAATATTAAATTTCCTTTTATTTCCACATTGCCTTTACTGCATTTAATCATCTTTACAAATTCCTTTCTTTCCCGTACAATAATCTTGGTTGTTTATCTATGCGTCCTAGAGGTTGCCGCCTCTTATGGGCGCTTTTTTGTTCTGTAAACGTCAAAGTCTTCGCGATTGCCTATGCTTCCCCACGATGTGATCTGATCGTTTTTTGTAAGTACAACTGCGTCTGTATAATCCTGATCGTATTTCAGGCACCATCCTTCGAGCGGTTCTAAGATGCAGTTCATTTCTTCTTCGGCGTTTTTCTTTATTTCTTCGTTCATTTCTTTGTTCACCTCCTTAGATCGGTCCTGCCTG